ATCTTAGGATTTTCAGACGGCGGCGACACCATCCGCCGCGAAATATGGAACGCATTCAACTCCCCCCATTATTGGGATCTAGACCCTAGTAACGATTAGAGGACTCATGCCACGTAAAACCATCAAACAACTCGAAGGCGAAATCGACACTCTCAATAGCGCGTTAGAAATGGCGCTCGCCGTTTCGCCAGAAACCGACGCCACCTTTTACCCAGGCGGCATGACTGCCGCCTACACAGACCGCGCCAATTGGGACAGGCGCAAAGTCTTTGCAGAAGCACTCCGCGCATGGCGCGTCAACCCCACCGCCCGCCGTATCGTGCGCCTCAATCGTTCGTTCGTGCTCGGTAAAGGTATCGCCATCAAAGCAGATGTAAACGATGTACAAGAGTATTTACAAGGCTGGTGGAGCAACCATCTCAACAAACTGAAAGCCAACACCAAACGCTGGAAGGACGAAGACACACGCACAGGCAACCTCTTTATTTTATGCTCAGTCGGCACGAACAAAGATTTATATGTCCGCGCCCTGCCCTCGGAACTGATCGACGAGATTATTTGTGCAGAAAACGACATCGAGCAAGAAGAAGCCTACAAGCTAATTGATAACGCCAACCTCGGCGCGGACTCTTACCCCTCTTACACCCATCGCGGCGAGAGCGATAAGTTCATCGTGCATTTTGCCAGCAACCGCCCTGTAGGTAGCGCATGGGGCGAAGCAGACATCTCCCCCATGCTCCCTTGGATCGGTCGTTATGCTTCTTGGCTCGAAGACCGCGTTCGGCTCAATCGCTTCCGTAGTGTCTTTATGTACGTCGTGCAAATGCTAGGCACAGACGTAACCCCTGAAAAGCGCAAAGCACGACAAGCAGAACTCAACGCCAACCCACCCAAGGCAGGCTCCGTCCTCGTTACAGGTGGAAACCAAGCCGCTAGCGAACAATGGGGCGTACTCTCAGCCAACCTCGACGCGTTCGACGCTTCGATGGACGGAACCGCTATCAAGAAAATGGTCATGGACGGCGCAGGTCAGCCGATGCACTGGCACGCAGAAGGCGAGTCCAGTATCAGCACCACCGCCGAAGCCGCAGGGACGCCCACCTTCCGCACCCTCGAAGAACAACAAGACGAATTCTTCGAGTGGATGATCGAACTAGCAGAAATCGCGCTCGAAGTAAAAGGCATCGAGCATAAAGGCAAAATCTGGATTGAGGGACCCGACATCACCGAACGCGATAACGCCACGCTCGCGCTCGCGTTCTCGCGGGTCTATCCCATGTTGTCAGACCTGCTTGACCGTGGAGGCGTCACCGACAAGGAATTTTTGAGAATAATTTACAAGATGCTCGCCGAAGTGTACGACGAGGAAAAAGTACCAAACATCGAACGCAAACCCTTAGTCAAAGACAACAGCGCGGGCACAGTTCAACCGCCCACAGACCCGAACACCGACCCGACAGACCCCAAGGAACCAACCGAATGAAAGACCTTTTCTTACTAATCGAAATCTTTTTCTATTGGGTTTTGGTCATCCTTGGCTTATCCGAAATCATTCTTCGAGGCAACCATGAGTAATTACAAATGGGTATCCACATCACAGAACCCTTGCCCATCTTGCGCCGCGCTTCATGGACAAGTTCACTCACTTGAGGAATGGGGCGAACTCAAACCCGCCCACTCATCCTTGTATTGTCAGGAGCATTGCTCTTGTCACATGGAAGAAACAGACGAGCCAACAAGCGGCGATATTTCAAGCGCTCCCTTACGTCAGGGACATGCCGTCGGCACGCTCCGCGAGCGGAAACAGTCACCCGCTCGCGTCGTGATCAGTAAACCCATTAAAAGGACTCAGACCATGCACAAAGACCTAACGCTCAAATCCAAAGTCACCGCCACCGCCGAAGGCTTCGACATTCTCGCCATCAACGAAGGCGAAGCCAAAGGGCACGGAATCACCTTCAGCGCAGACGTATTACGCCGCGCCGTGCCACACTACGAAGGCAAACCCGTATTTCTTGACCATACCGATATGTTCTCATCGCCATCGGTCAAAAATCTCGCGGGCTCACTTCACGGCGCGACCTACGACGAAGAACGTCGAGGCGTCCGCGCCACCTTGCGCCCATCGGGTCCCGCCGCAGAAACGCTTATCGCTTTGCGGGACGCCGCCAAATCCACACCCGCCATCATGGACGCCATCGGCTTCTCTACAGTCCTACGCATGAAAATAGACAGAGCCGGAGCCGTGACCGAAATCATACAGGTCAAATCCGTCGATGTCGTCATCGACCCCGCCAGAGGCGGGAAATTCCTACAAGAAATCAACAGCCTTTCGGCTGATGATCGACGCGCGTCGCGCGTAAACCAATCCACAATAGGAGTTCTCATGAAAAAGAAAGTGAAAGTCAAAGCCGAGATTCCCGACGCAGACGGCGTACTTCAAACCGTAGAAGTCGAAGGCGAACCAATCGGCGAATCCCCCATCGCGGCACAGCTTTCCGCCAACGCGGAAGCCGCCGCCGAATTGCTGGGAGCACACCAACTCCAACAGCAGATGGACGCCCAACTCGCGCAGAGCGAACAAACTCTCGCCGCGCTCAGTGGCAACTTGCTCGAAACCAGTTTGGCTAATTCCAAACTGCCCGCCGTCGTGCAAGAACGTATCAAACGCCAATACCAAGGCAAGTCCTTCAAGCCTACTGAATTGGCTCTTACCATCAAGGAAGCCCGCGAAGAAGTCGCGGCGCTCTTGGACGCGCAGAACATCGCGGGTCCAGGTCGCCACGCAATCAGCGGAATGATCACAGGCGTAGACCAGTTCAAACTCGCCTACGCTGACCTTCTCAGTCTACCCCGCGAAGTAGGGCAAGAAAACACCAAGGTCGCTCGGCTCTCCGGTATCCGTGAAGCCTACATTCTTGGTACAGGCGACAGCGAATTACGCGGCGGTTATTACCCAACCTTCGCGCTCGCCTCGGCAGATTTTCCAGGCATCACCGCCGATCTTCTCAACAAAATCCTAACGAACGCGTGGAAGGATTACGAAGAAGCCTATGGATGGTGGCAGAAAATCGCAACCGTCGAACACTTCACCAGCCTGCGTGATGTGAAGTGGCTCAAAACTGGCACCATCGGCAGTTTACCCACTGTCAACGAACGCGGCGAATATACCCAACTGCCCATCGGCGACAACAAGGAAACTTCCGTTTGGTACAAGTACGGCGGTTATATGGGCTTCACCCTCGAAGACATGATCAACGATGATGTACGCGCCCTCAAGCGTCTGCCACAAGAAGCCGCGCTCGGCGGTATGCGCAACATCTCTGAACAGGTCGCCGCAATCTTCACCGCCAACAGCGGCGCGGGTCCCGCTATGGCGGACGGCGGTAATCTTTTCAACGCCACCGCCGTAACCACCCTCGGCGGACATGCCAACCTTTTGACCACCGCGCTCGGCACCGATTACACCGCGTGGAAAGCCATCAGCAAGGCAATGTACAACCAACCGCTTTTGGTCAAGAACGCAACGGGCAAATATGGCACGGGCAAAAAGCAAGCCATCCGCCCGCGCTTCTGCCTCGTCCCTGTGGACTTGGAAGATCAAGCCAATGCGTTATTCTTGCCGCGTTGGGAAGCCCAAGCGCAGAACGTCGCCGCCGTCTCCCCCACTTTCGGCGGACGCGTCGAGCCTATCGTCGTGCCCGAATGGACAGACGCCACCGACTACGCGGCGGTTGCAGACCCCAAGTACGTCCCAAGCATCATGATCGGCGAAATCTTCGGCGTGAAACCGCAGGTCTTCTCTGCTTCAAGCGAAATGGACCCTGCCATGTTCGCGAATGATGAATGTCGCATCAAGGTACGCCAGTTCTTGAATGTTGGCGTTGCCGATTGGCGCGGTCTTCACAAATCGAACGTCTAATTTATTCAACCTTGGGGCTTTGCCCCAAGGTATCTACTTTTCAAAGGAGAACAAATCTCATGGGCTATGTACATGACACCCACATGTCGCGTTGGGTTGACCCCGCTCTCATCCAGAAATCGGCGGGCACTTGGACGCGCACCTATTCCTCGAATAAGGTTTTTGATCGTCGCACCGCCGCCGATGCGAACTTCAATCTCTTTATTCCCATCCCCATCCCGCAGAACTCAAGCGAAGAAAAAGGCTCGAAGGTTGCCAGCATTGATATTTTCTACAATATCACCTCTGCCGCCCTCGATGACTTCGCTACCGTCGAATTGAACAAAGAGACGGTTTCATCTGTCGGCGCACACACCGCCGCCGCCGTGACAACTTCGCTCGACACCGGACACGACACCGCCGCCGAACGTAAGGCAACGGGCGAGCATAAGATGACCATCACCATCACCACGCCCGAATTTTTGGATGACGACTCTTTCTATATCGTCTATCTCGTAGTGGACGGCTCCACCAGCGCGGTCTTCGACCTCGTCGGCGCTCGCGTCAACTACACCATGAGGGTGTAGTATGTTGCTCAAACTTGCCCAAGAATACGCACGGCTCAAGAAATCAGCCGTGCTCGGTCATCGCCTCAGTGAGAATGAGAAAGAAATCATCTTCACTTTGGTATCCGGCGAGAAATACACACTCACCGAAGCGGAACTTCGTACCGCTATCAGCAACATTCAGCGCGAGAACACCCGCACCATTCAAGAACATGAAGCCGCTATCGCCGCGATCAATGGCGTCGGCACCGTCGGCGACGGCGAACAGACTCCCGCCGCCTCTCCTGAAAGCGCGGACAAGCCGCGCAAGAATAAGAAAGAAGGTAACTAATCATGGAACTCCCCACTGTTGGAACCGTCGGTTTCATCATCGCACTCACCGCGTTCTTTACCACGCAATTTGACCTCAAAGGTAAATGGGCATTGCTCGCCGCCTTTGTTGTCGCGCTCGCCTTCGGCGTAGCTCCACTCGTAAGCGCCGCATTTCCAAGCATCGCGCCATTTATTGACGTGCTGTTTCAAACCCTTTTGTTAACCATCACCGCCGCAGGTGGTTACGACCTTACCATGAAGGTCGCAAGCAAGTTCGCGGGCAAGTAATTCTCTCCCTCCAATCGGGCGGCGCGTTCCAACCGCGCCGCCCGCCCATTTTCACGGCCGCCACCGACAAAAACGGCGATGCTGAAGCATCGCCAGAAACAGCGAGCTTCGATGACTCAAACCCTCACCCAACTTATCACACGCGTCCAAGGTCAACTCATTGATGACGGGACGCGCTTCACCACGGCGACATGCACCGCCGCACTTCGCGCATGTCTCGCCAACATCAACGGACGCGCACCCGTGAACGCGGCGACACGCATCGACGTTGTCGCCACACAAAAAGAATACGAACTCACAGACGAGGACTCTCGCGCGATGTCTATCATCGACATCTTGGAGTACGACACCGAGAACGCAGAAAACCACGTCCCGCTCTTGCACGGCGTCTACAGCGAAGATGACCGCCTTTACTTTCGCCTACGCACCGCTCTATCTTCAGGTGAAATCCTCGCCCGCTACACCATTCCCCACACTATCAGCGGACTAGACTCCGAAACCGTCAGCACTCCATCCTCGCGCCTTGACCAAATTCTCGTAGACGGCGCATGTTTTCACGCGCTCAAGTTCCGCGCCGCGTCCCGCGTCGAAACGATCAACCTGCAACAGCAGGTATCAGACAATTACCGCGAAGTGATGGGGCATTTCCTCAACGCCTACGAACTCGAACTCGCCGCCTACTTGCGAGATCGACGAGCGCCCGTAAGCGAGCCGAACACCGCCTCATGGCAAGATGAATGGCACA